ATGTGGTGTCGTACGACCCGAAGCTGCACACGTCGGTGAGCCCCGGCATGCGTCAGGGCCAGCCGGTGCGCATTGTCCGGCCCGGCTATGACTGGACGCATGGCGGCAAGACGGTGCGTGGCGAGAAGGCGACGGTGCAGGCGGCACCGGTGGTGAGCGCTGATGCCGAAACGAAGGACATCGTGGCGCGGCTTCAGTCGGGGGAGATTGATAGCGCCGAGGCAGCTCGGCTGTTCAGCGAGCATGCTCGCCAGCGGCAAGCGGCTGAAGACGCCGCGGCTGGTCGCGGCCAGCCCGGAGGCGTGTTTAATCCGACTGAGCACGCAGCTAAATTCGACCTCACCGGTCTCACCACCCGCCAGAAGCGGGCCAGGCTGAAGGCGTTGGGGTTCACACCGGAGCAGATCGACGAACTGGCACCGACGCTGGCGATGCAGAAAAAGGGCCGCCGCTCGGACGGCTCTGATGACGACGAGTTCAGGGACGACGACGAACTCGACGACGAGGAAGAAGACGACGAGTCCGACGACGACGAGGAAGAAGACGACGAGTCCGACGACGACGAGGAAGAAGACGACGAGTCCGACGACGACGAGGAAGATGTCGAAGAGTCCGACGAGGACGAAGACCTCGAGGACGACGCTGACGAACCGGTCCTTGATCCCGCCGCCCGCGACCGCGCAATCCAGCTCCTCGAGCTGCGTGTCCTCGGCCAGGACGTAACCCCGGGCCGCGAACAACTCCACCACTACTGGACCCGCGGCAAGGGCCTCGCCAAGTGGCGTGGATCGCCACACCCGTGGACCGCTCTCGTCGGGCTGCTGACCGAGCACGTCGGACCACAGAAGGCGAAGGTCTTCGCCTCGAAATGGTTCCATGAGGTGTTCGGCTACTGGAGCGGACACCGCAAGGGCCGCAATCCCGTCGGCCCCGGCTGACTCGAACCAACCAAGGCCCCGTTATTGGCGGGGCCTTCCGCATGCCCGGAGGTGCCTATGACCTCCGTGCGTGCGACCGACCCCGGCTACGGCGGCGGCGGCCGCGTCTACAAGCGCGACCCGAAAGGTTCCGAAACCGGCGGGCAGTTCACTGCCAATCCCGCCCCTGTGATATCTCGTCCTCCTTCGCCCGCCTACCAGGCTGCCCTGAACTCCATCGGAAAGGGCGGCGGCGGTTCGGCCCCCAAGAACGCCGGCCAGCCCGCCTCGTCGAAGTTCAAGACTCTCGCGCCCGGTGAGGCCAACGACCCGGCCACCGTGCGGGAGATGCAGCAACTGCTCACCGCCCTTGGCTTCGGCCCGCTCAACGTCACCGGCGAATACGACCGGGCCACCCAGAACGCGGTCATGGCGGTGCAACGCCGGCTTGGCATGAAAAGGCCCAACGGTAAGGCCAGCCGCGCGCTGGTCAACAAACTGCTCGCCGCCTACGACCTGTCGCCGTGCATCCAGAGGGGCTAGGGGGACGACATGTTTGACACGCTCCGCGCTGCCATCGAAGAGGACGAAGAGGACCGTGCCAGCGACCCGGACAAGCCCTACGGCGACGTGACCTACGCCGACCCCGGCTACCAGGGCGACAAGAAGAAGCGCTACCCACTCGACAGTGAAGATCACTGCCGCGCCGCCTGGTCGTACATCAACATGCCGAAGAACGCGGCCAAATACTCGCCCGACGAGGTGGCCCGCATCAAGTCCCGCATCCTGGCGGCCGGCAAGAAGTACGGCATCCAGTTCGCTGAACGCTCCACCGAGCATGACGTGGCCGAGTTCTCCACCCGCTCCTACGAGTTCGAGCTCCGCTCAGCCGGCGGCAACGGCCGACGCCTCGAAGGGTATGTGGCCGTGTTCAACACCCGCACCCGCATCCCCGACCGCAACGGCGACTTCGAAGAGCTCATCATGCCCGGCTTCGCCGACCGGTCCCTGCGCGACAACGGCTACCCGGTCATGCAGTTCGACCACGGCAAAGACCCGCGCGTCGGCACCGTACCCATCGGCGCCTACACCGACTTCGACCGCGACGGCAAGGGCTATCACGTTCGCGGCGACCTGTTCGACAACCCGGTGGTCGAGCCGGTCCGGCAGGCTATCGCCGCTGGCGCCATCAAAGGCATGTCGTTCCGTTTCAAGGTCACCAAAGACGGCGACAAGTGGGAACGCCGCGGCACCGGCATGGACCTGCGCCAAGTCCACGACGCCGACGTACCCGAAGCCGGCCCGGTCGTATTCCCCGCCTACGCCGCAACCAGCATCAACCTGCGCGACCTGTTCCACGGTCTGCCGCCCGAGCGCCGCGCCGAAGAAGTGCGCGAGCTGCTCGCCGAAGCCGGCTACGACCTCACAGACCTCACCGGGCAGCCACGCACGCGGAGTGCCGGCGGCGGTGAACCCGACGGGAAGCCCAGGGAGGGCGACACGTCACGCATTGCAACCCACCGGGCCAGGGGCCTCGACATCGCCCTACGCCCAATCATTCGCCTTCCCTAGGAGCAGCAAGTGAGCACCATTACCGACATGATCGAGGAGATGCGGGACAAGGACCCCGCCGACCTCGGTAAGGACGAAGTCCCGGAGGAAGTCCGCGGACGCACCCCTGACGAGCTTGTGCAGATCGTCGACATTGTCGACGCGCACCTGCGTTCGCTGCATCAGGACGAGAACACCGGCGAACTTCGCGACCTCACCCCCGCAGAGGACAAGGCGTTCCGCTACGGACTCAAGGTCCGCGAAGCCGCCATGAAGCGCATCGAGGAGCACCGCAACGTCACCGAGGTGTTCTCCCGCCGGCCCGAGGCCGTCAAGCGGGTCTACGCCAACATTCGCAACGGCATCGACCCGGGCAATGGCGTGACCCGCATGACCGTCCCCGAAGCCCGCGACATGGCCATGCGCGCCCTGGACGACAGGTCCGCCTCGGCGCACCTGCGCTCGGAGGAGAAGGACCAACTCGAGGTCCAGATTCGCCGCAACACCGACGTTGCTCGGCGCATCCTCGTCACCGAAAACGACGCCTACCGCAGCGCGTGGCAGAAGCTCGTCACCCAGCCCGACGCCGGCATGTACCTCGACGACGACGAGCGTCAGGCGATGCGGGCCTACGCCGAGTACCGCGCCGCTGCGCTGTCACCGACGTCCGCCGGCGGCTTCGGAGTTCCGGTCAAGTTGGCCGCCTGACGCCGTGAGGCGTCAGTGAAAATCCCGAGAATTGCTGGGACATCCTGCTAGACGGTTGCACCACAGCGTGAGACGAAAGTCTGAGCGCGACGGTTCGAGAAGCAAACGGTAGGGACAATCAGCAGCCGAGCCCGCCTGGGGAAAGTACCCCGACGGGAAGGTTCAACGACTATGTACGGGATACCTACTAGATCCTACTGTCCATCATGTACGCTCATGGCATGACTTTGCCGGACCGCTGGGGCTGACGGATGAGAACCCAGCGACGCTTCGCGCGCTGGCTGACCTCGTTGAGCGGCTGAACAGTTTGATCTAGTTAGGTAAAGATATAGTCTGGCCTCCGCGGAGACGCGGAGAGGCTGGCAGAAATGACCAGCCCACTCGGCCAAGCCGAGGGGTAACAGAGCGCTTCATCGATCCCTCGATCATCATGACGGCGCAGGGTTCGGGAAACCCGTTCCTCACCATCGCTAAGCAGGTCGACGCCAACACCAACGCCTGGAAGGGTGTGACATCGGCCGGCGTCACCTGGGCGTTCCAGGCTGAGGCAGCGGAGACGACCGACGGTGCGCCGACCTTGGCGCAGCCCACCGTGACTGTCCACATGGCACGCGGGCTGATCCCCTACTCGATCGAGATCGGCGAAGACTACCCGTCGTTCGCCTCGGAGATGTCGACCCTCCTCGCGGAGGGCTACGACGAGTTGCTCATCGACAAGTTCACCCGCGGCTCCGGCACAGGCGAGCCGCAGGGTGTGCTGACGCTGCTGTCGGCGACGGCTGGTAGCCGGGTGACGATCCAGTCGGCTGGCACGGCGTTCAACGCTGGCGACCCGTACAAGGTTTGGGCCGCGTTGCCGCAGCGGTTTAGAAGGAAAGCCTCTTGGCTGATGTCGGTCGATGTGAACAACAAGCTCCGACAGCTGGGTACGGCGAACGTATTCCACGCCTACACCGAGAACCTGCCGGCCGAGTGGGCGGACACGTTCTTCGGCAAGCAGGCGTACGAGTCGCCGTACATGCCGGACACGACTACGGGCTCGGCAATCAACACTGGTCTGGTTGTGGTCGGGGACTTCATGAACTACGTGATCGCCAGGCGTACGGGGATGAGCGTTGAACTTGTTCCACATTTGACATCCACCGGCTCGAATTTGCCCTCCGGCCAGCGGGCTTGGTTCGCATATGCGCGCATCGGCGGCGGGGTAGTGAACAGCGCCGGATTCCGTCTCTTGGTCAACAGCGGCTGATCAATCCAACAAACGCCCTCGGTTAGCTACCGGGGGAAGGAAGGCCCGACATCCCAGGTGTCGGGCCTTCCGCCTGCCTGGGAGAAGAAAATGTTCCGTCAACTCCAGTTGGTGGTGTGATGCCCGACCCGACGCCCGTCCTCGTTGTCGAGAACTTCGCCGATCATCTGGTCGCTCGCCGTAGCGGTATGACCGTGACCGTTCAAACCCGTCATGCGACCCGGGGCTTCCGCGCCTCGGTCGCCCCGAAAGGAAATCCATCCATGGACATCGTGTACGCGTTGAACAACGGTCAGGTGCCGTTGTCGTCGGGCCGGACCGCCCAGGTGCGTAAGGGACAGCACTGGCCGGCTACGGACGAAGCGGTCCGCGCTCGGCCGGATCTGTTCACCACGGACCCCCGCTACGGGCTGGTCTACACCGAGGCTCCGCCCGGTCACGACGACCAGTTGAACGAGGTCGAGGAGGCCACGGCCAACCCGGGCGAGAAGCGCAGTGTGCGCCGTGGCTGACCTGGCCGAGATGCTGGCGCAGGCCGAGATTGCCGGTGTTGTACGTCCTGGCGACGCGCTCGTCTTCCGGGTGCATGCCATGAGCAAGCAGCAGCTCGACGAACTGGCGGATCTTATCGGGACCGCCGTGAAGGCGAAGCTGCCCGACGTCGAGACGCTGTTCGTCGCCGGCGTGGACCAGATCCTCGTCTACCGGTCCAGCACTGACTGATCCCCTCCGGCTGGCCGTTTTGGATGGTCGGCTGGCCGGAGGTTCAACCATCCTGCACCATCCTTTAAGGACGAACCATGATCGAGAAAATCATCCACGTTCCGCATGCACCCGACTGCCAGTTGATGACCAGCCCTTGGCTCTTCGCCGCGTGCACGTGTGGGTCTGCCGCACGGTTTGCCCAATACCTGGCTGAGCAGGAGTCGGTCTGCAAATGCGAACTGATCGACGTCTCCACTGCTGGCGGCAAACCCGAGTTCATGCGGGGTAAGCCCACGGGTTGTCCGGTGCACGGCAGGGAGTATGACGCCGAGGTCGCTGCGGCGAAGCAGCGGGCGCGGGATGCGTGACGATGTCTAACAAGCGAAAGCTCGAGCGGGCTGGCTTCACGCCAGAGTCTGTCGTCGCTGCTGTTGCGGCTGACGACTTGTCGCAGTTGAAACACACCGGCAAAGTCAGGATCGGCCTAGCGCCGGAGCCAGAGAAGGTCACGGTCGGGTTTCTGTACGAGGACGAGATGAAGTCTTCGTTCGTCCTGTCGTTTATCCGGCTGCTGGGCTTCGACGCGGAGATCACTGGCCGGGTCTGGTCGGGCGGGTTTGCTCCTCGCCGCGGCACTACCGGCGACTTGGCCGCTGGCCGCAACGATGTAGTGGCGGACTTCCTGAAGACCGACTCGCAGTGGTTGTGGTGGGTCGATACCGACATGGGTTTCGAGCCTGATGTGGTGGAGCGCCTACTCGAAGCCGCTGACCCAATCGAGCGTCCGGTGGTGGGCGCGTTGTGCTTCGCCCAGCGTGAGCATGTGTCTGATGGCGTGTTCGGGTGGCGTGCCGCAGCGTGGCCGGTGCTCCTGGACTGGAATGTGGTCGACGGCAAGGGCGGATTCGACGTCCGTTGGGACTATCCCCGTAACACGTTGACTCGCTGCTCGGCGACAGGCTCGGCGTGCATCCTGGTTCACCGGTCGGTGTTTGAGCGGATGCGGGATGAGTACGGCGGCGACCCAAACTGGAGTTCGTGGTATTCGCGGGTGACGAATCCGACGACGGGCGCGTTGGTGGGTGAGGACTTTTCGTTCTGCCTCCGGCTGCTGCGCCTGGAGATTCCCCTCTTCGTCCATACCGGGGTGCAGACGACGCATCAGAAGAACATCTGGCTGCAGGAGGAGGATTACTGGCGCCAGCGGGCGTTGGATGCTCCGCCGCCTGAGACTGCCCCGATTCCAACCGATGAGCGTGCGGCGCCGCGGTATGCGGTGGTGCCGACGCACAACCGGCCCGATTCGTTGCAGGCGTTGGTGGCGTCGCTGGGTAAGCAGGTCGACCGGATTGTGGTGTTGGACAACGCGTCTGACCCGCCGGTGGACTGGGCGCCCCTGGCCGCCGCGGCTCTGCCGGCGGTGGTTGAGGTTATCCGCGACGAGGAGCAGCCGCCGCACCTGTCGCGGTTCTGGAATGTGCTGTTCGACCGGGCGGCCGAGCACGCTGCGGCGGCCGGCTACGAGGTGTGGGATGTGGCCGCGTTCAACGACGACGCGATCGTGCCGGCCGGGTGGTTCGACGTGTGCTCGACTGCCCTGCGCGTGCATGACACGGCGGTGGTGGCTCACACCGGCAGTGTGCCGGTGCACCGCGCGGAGCTGGTCGACTCGGTGGACTATCCGCGCAACAAGCGGATGTGCCCGTGGGCGTTCATGGTCCGCGGCGAGGCCGGCTTGCGCGCGGACGAGAGTTTGGTCTGGTGGTACTTTGATGATCAATTCAATCGGGAGGCCGCGCTCGCTGGCGGCGTGCTTGCCGTCCCTGGGCCGCTGGTAGTCAATGCCCAAGCCAACGTCACGACGGTTGGCGTGTTGGCGGAGCAGGCCGAGAAGGACCGGCAGACGTTCGTTGCGAAGTGGTCGGCGTGATCGGCTACGGCGTGTGTGTCGGTTCGTGGGACAAGCTGCGGCGCAACGTCATCCCGTACACCTTGGGTCGGCCGCTGTTCGCCCTGTCCGGGCAGACGCAGATCGCGAGGGCGTACAACCACATCCTTGACGCCTACGCCGCGGACGGCCTGGACGCGGTGATCCTGCTCCATGACGACCTGGAGATGGTGGACCGGGACGCGGAGGCCAAGTTCATCGCCGCCATGACGCCCGACGTGGCGCTGGTCGGGGTGGCCGGCGGCAAGTCCGACAAGACACTGGCGTGGTGGAACTCGGAGACGGTCGGGCATCAGATGACCGACTCGGGGCTGATCGACTTCGGTACCCGTACCGGGGATGTGGCGATCCTCGAGGGCAGCATCCTGGTGTTCTCGCCGTGGGCGGTTGAGAACCTGCGCTTCGACGAGCGGTATCCCGGCTTTCACGGCTACGACGAGGTGTGCCTCACGGTGCGGCAGGCCGGCATGCGGGTGACGGTGGCCGATGTGGACACACACCATCACACGACGGTCGGGTTTAAGTCGCCGGCGATCGCCGCAGCGTGGGATGTGACAGAGGCCATGTTCCAGGAGAAGTGGCACGCGGGGGTGGCGTCGTGAAGCGCACCTCCTGCTCGGCCTGCGGATCCCCGGACCTGGACCAGTTCCTGGACCTAGGCATGTCCCCGGTCGCCGACGCCTACACCGCTACGG